GATCGATTGGTTACAGGGCGGTATTAACTGGAAACAGACGGTTACCTCCGGACGTCAGCTAAGTCTACATTCAGGCACTGAAACAGCAATCCTGTCCAGTGTCGGTGAGGCCGCATTAATTATTGTTAATGAGAACAAAACAACAATAGGTGATAATTACGAAGGAACCTACGTTGCTCTTGCTGATAACTCCAAGATAGATAAAGGATCTAATTTCGATTCGATCGTGAACGCCAAGTCGTTCAATTCGAATAGCGATGAGCATGAATGGATCACGTTAAGTGATGCAGCACTGGCATTCCCATTAACAGGAACATACTTCGAAAAGAGCGGTAGCACATCTGAAATCGTGGAAAGTATTCCTGATTTCGATTTCAGTAACATTAGTGCTGGTGGTTTCAGTGATAGTTTGATTGTTGGAGTATTCAAAGTACGCCCATCAATTTACAATACAGAAGAGCGTGTATTGGACAGCGTATTGTCTGAGGCACACATAGGGTCGTTAGATTCTACGAGAAGTCTTCAGAACCAGCAGGGTGGTTCACCTGTAACATTCTTTCTTGAAGATGTTATCAATGATAATTCAAATGGTTTGAAGTGTTTCGTTAATCCATATATTTCGCAACATGGTGGAACATGGTACGACCAGAACACCCAGGAACCTACAAGATTCGCAAGAATTGTAGCAGGTGAACGTAATCAGCTTGGTAGTGATAGTAATGATATAATTGGGACCACACCGGCTGAACCCCACCGTACCGGCAAAATCATCTACGATGGTGTTAATAGCGCTTTGGGTGGTAACAGCACAAATGGTGATAACCTGTACGGTATTGGTGAATATATTCCTTGCGATCCAACAACACAGAAGAATATCGGTAATCTTCCAAGAAAGCTTGAGAAAGCATTAAGATTAGCAGAAAATTATGAACTACTGCGTTTGGATTTAATACCTGAGGGTGGACTTGGAACCATTTGGACAGGTATGAACTTGGATACGAATAACTATATAGCGGGTTCTGCTGCCACGAGCCGTTCGGATGGAAAGAGCAAGGAGCTTTACGACGAAAACACAAAGATTTCGGGTATATTGGAAGCTCACGCGTTCGACGCAGACAATGATTACGGATTACGTGACCAAGCGAAAGGTAGTTCGGCTGAAGCACAGGATCTTTGGGAATCGGTTGCAACAGTGTTTAATCAGTTCTGTCAGTTTACACGTAAGGATTGCTTACAGATTGCTGATCCGTTGAGACACATATTTGTACAGGGTCGTGGTGATGTAAAGGTTATGGATAATAAGAACCTGAACTTCTCACAACATATATTCTGGCCTATGAAGAATCTGGTATCGGCGTTAAATACAAGTTACGCTTGCATATATGCTAACTGGTTCAAGGTGAATGATACAATTAGTGATCGTTTTATTTGGGTACCATCGTCAGGATTTATAGCTAACTTGATGACCAAGACTGATACGAATTTCTTCCCGTGGTACGCGCCTGCAGGATTGACGCGCGGCCTGTTAGCGGGTGTATTGGATATCGGTATTAATCCATCACAGAAGCAACGTGATTTGCTATACAAGAATGGTATTAACCCAACAGTTTTCTGGCCTGGTGACGGCTACGTGGTTTGGGGACAGAAGACACTTCAGAAGAAGCCTTCGGCATTCGACCGTGTTAACGTACGTCGTTTGTTCTTGTGGGCCGAGAAGGCAGTGTTGCAGATAGCTCGTTACTTTGTATTTGAGCAGAACACACCATTTACACGTAATCGTTTGAAGACAGCGATAGATCCGGTTCTTGCGTTTGCAAGAAGCAATGAGGGTATTTACGATTATCTGATCGTATGTGACGATCGTAACAATCCTCCTGAAGTAATTGATCGTAACGAACTGGTCGTAGACATTTACATTAAACCGGTTCGAGTAGCTGAATATATTCTTATTAACTTTATTGCAACAAGAACGGGCCAACGCTTTGACGAGTTAATATAAAAATTGATAAGTATTATCATAAGGAGAATTAAGACATGGCAGGACCAATAGGAGCAGGAATGGGAATAGGGGCCTTTTACAATCAGGCACTTCAAAAGGACTTTTCTCGTGATTTCCAGATGCGGGTCATCAATATCGGCCCTGGTGGATTCATTGGAAAAGACGATAATGTGTACATTACAACGGCGACATTGCCGGGTTATGCTATTGCTAATCAGACAGTACCTTTTATGGGGATGGCTTTCAACATTCCTGGTAGCGGTAATTTTCCTGGAAGCGACGGTTGGAGTGTGCAATTTCGTTGTGACGCACAATTGAACATCCGTGAAAGCATCTTAGGATGGCAGAAATCTGTATTTAATGCGTTTCCGGACGATGCTACCAATAGTGTTGGTGCTTATGGGCCTAAAGGTATTGAAACGTATGTAGATTTGGCTGTATTTAACAGAGACGGTCAAACTGTAAGAGGTATTAAGCTTATCGGTTGTTATCCAACGACATTAGGTGAAATCGCTTACGATGCTACAGCCACCGGTAATGTTGTTACCCTGGATGTCACAATAGCGTATCAGTGGTGGACAACGCAGAATGCGTTCACAGGCGCAGTTATACCGTAATAGACTTAAAGACAAAAAAAACCTCACTTAACCGGTGAGGTTTTTTTGTTGCTCAGATTAGGCGCCTGTTTTTATAATGTTAGCTGTAATTTCGCGTTTGGTCTGTCCAACACCCGCGAGTGCCTGTGTTTGGTTAATAGGCACTTCAATATCATTTTTACCAACACCCGCTATTGCATCATCAAAATCATCTTCTTCTAATGTAATTATATCGGTGCCTTGTGTTACTTGAGTGGTTTTTATATTATTCCCGCTTTGAACCTCATCAACAGTGTCGGTTACTATCTGTTCATGCGGTGCTATAGAAGATGAGGAGTCTAAGGGTAACTGAATATTTCTTTCTTCTCTGTTATATATGCTTTGTGCAATGTTATCAGCACTTCTAAGATTAGAATCTGTTATATTTACTATTGTTGTGCCTGCTCTTTGTACCGACTGAACGGCGCCTTGCCCTGTGGAAAGTACGTTAGCTACAGGACGTGTTATTTGCTGGCGAAAATCAATATTAAATTGACTAACATCATCAGCTTGATCTTCAAGGCCTACTGCATGTAAGACCTGTGATGCAGAACTAGTTACGTCATTCACAACTCCCTGTACACGGTTTGTTAGACTTGCTGCTGCACCCAATGCGTTATTAATGGTTTGTAATAAGCTGGGAGCACTACCGTTGTTTTGAACAGCGGGCGATCCTAAACTATTAACTTCATCCACTAATGATAAGACGGCTTCTTTTGTTATACTCTCATCATTTATATTAGAATGCACATGCGTTTCATAACGATCGAATGCGAACTGGACTTGGCGGTTTATAATTTTATCGCCCGTATAATTATACTCTTCCGCGTCTATATTCATAGGGAACGCATTTTTAAATACCATTGATTTTCTTACTTCTAATGGCTCATTTAAACTCCATTTCTGTAATGCGAATAATTCAAGGTCGCATCTTAGTTTTGGATCTTTGGGGCTTCTATGCGCTACTGCAACTGACCATGGGCGGACAAACCCATCTATAAATGATACATTGGTTTCGAGAAACGTTATATTAGAAGCGTTTAAATCAAGTCTCCCATCACTTACTAATCCTTTGGTAGCTCCCACTCCTGCTTGTCCTAAACGACTAACATTTAATCCATCAGGGATGAATGAAATTCCTTGCACGAATAAATATACATCACCAGCTTTGCTATGAGGAGTTACCTGGGCCCATGCAGCTGGGCTAAGTGATTGATTTGCAACACCTTGAATGCCCTGTGCGCTCGTATTCCACGTATCCACCTCATATTTGTTCATTACATCTTCTAGGTGTGCCCCTACTGTGCGCAAGTGCTGCAGATTAAAAGCGCACACCCATAACTGTGATAATGCGAGTGAATCGCTATGGTGTGTTAATGCAGTGTAAAAATCTTTATGTATTGATATTGGTGTCGATGATCCTTTTACGATTGTTG